TGAAACAAGAGTTCGCGAAGAGTATATCCCACCATGGAGAAGTAACTATGGTGAAGGGTACATCAACAAATATTACGAGAAAGTAGAGACTCCTTGTTTCACTCATCGTCCTGCTCCTAGGTCATATCCTGAGAGGTACGAGCATAGTGGACCAGATCTAAACTCATGTGAAGAGGGTTCATTCTTAGGAGCAATCCTAGGTGGTGGTGCTGCAGCAGCACTGTCTGAAAAAGATGCTATGGGATGGTCAATACCTTTAGGTGTTGTCAGTGGTGCGTTGATAGGTTGTCAAGTTGATGGAGGTTAGACATGGTAGAAATGATACTTAAAGAGTTTCCTCTTACCGATATAAAAATGCCTAGAAGTAAAGATACATACACGAAAGAGGAAGTAGATGCTCTTATCAAATACGCTATTGATGAAGCAAGAAAGATTGATGAAGCATCAATGGCAAAACATAATCGTGATGCTACGGTTATTAGTATGATATTAGGATTCACTACTCTTGCATTATTTGTAGATGGGTTACTTAGATTATTAGGTATCATTCCGCCATTCATGCAGATTGATATTGATTTATTGGATAAGATTGTAGACAGAGTAGAGGTTGATGTGATAGATAAACTAAAACAAGTACCAATACAGAAACTATTTCAACGATGAATGACATAACTGTTTTTTTATATGGTGTGTTCTTTTTTGCTGTAGCAGGAGCAACATTTGCTTTTATGTGGAAGTCTATGACTTACACGTTTGAGACAATGAACAAACCGATTAAAAGAACTAGAAGTGTACATCCAGAGATGGATGAGGTTGAGAGTGGAACAGAGTTACTAGTTTTCAGAGGATACGAAGAAGAGGATGAGGATGATGGAGAGGGCGACATCTTAGCAATCCGAAAATGACTCTTGATTTACAAATATCGCTTAAAAATTTTCCGCCAAAATTTTGACCTCCTTAGTTTTTTATGACCGAGTATGAAAAGAGAGCACTTGACCCATGTTGGCAACGCAAGCACACAGGAATCGCAATGTTTCCCATCGATTCACACAACACTAGCTACCTATATCGTAGAGAAGATGGCACATATTACTGGCAGCATTGTCGCAAACAAGAGGAAGACGACATCTTTATAGATGCAGATGGTCTACAACTCGATCTATTTGGAAAACCACTTCTACCTATAGAGTGGATTAGAAAAGAAATTTTATCAGTATGAAACACGTCCTATTTGATTTAAAGCATTGTTTAATCACTGCTCCACTAAATGATGAAGAGTACATCAAAGAAACTTTGACAGAGGCAGCAAAGATTGGTAACTTAGAACTATTAAAAGTTGACACTCACAAGTTTGAACCATGTGGTGTGACTGGTTATGCTTTACTTTCAGAAAGTCATATAAGCATACACACATGGCCTGAAGATGACGTTGCTAGGTGTGATTTATTCTCGTGTAATCCAAATACAGACTACAAAGCAGTGATACAATATATGCAAGATCGTTTTCACTCAACAGAAGTTAAGCGATGGGGATGTGATAGATCGGATTGGTATTAATATCCTCCTCCGTATCCTCCACCGTAACCTCCACCTGAGGATCCAGAAGAACCTGATGAACCTGATGATGAACCAGAAGATCCTGATGATGAACCTGAGGATCCTGATGAACCAGAAGAAGAACTGCTGCCACTGCTGCTAGAAGAAGAACTAGAACTGCTGCTCGAAGATGAAGAACTCGTTCCACTGCTGTATGTGCTGCTAGATGTGCCACTAGATGTACTACTTGCTGCTGTGCCAGTCGCTGTAGTTGATGTGGTTGCACTACTTGATGATGTGTCAGCAACTCCTACACTTCCTGATGTCGCAACTTGACCAGATGGACCGTAGTCAAATGTAGTTGTGCTAGTTGCTGCTGATTGTCTAGACACACTGGCACTAACAAAACCTGCAACATCAACAAACCTCGCTGCAATAGACAGTGGGGTTTTCTTATTGTTTACATCATCTAACTCTGGATGTTGTTCGTATGCTACTGCATCTTCAAACTCATCTATCATCAAGTCAACTAGTGTGGGTGTAGGTAGAACTATTTGTCTCTTTAACTCATTTTTATATTGTTCATGCTCATAGTTACTTACAGGATACCTAGACTGCTCTGCACTTTTTACAGTACCATCTGGCATTACAGTTCTAAATGATTCTAATACTTCTATACCTGCCTTTGTTATTACAGTATCACCATCTTTTATTTCATTTGTCTCGTAGTGATGCACTCCATTTTCATTACTATAGTTCTCCAAAACAAATGCTAGTAGATCATCATTGTTCTTTGGCCACTGTTCATAAAAATCTGTTATATTATTAGCAAGTAATATCACCCAGTCTAACTTAGGGTTCTGAAACATCTGAAATGCTAGAGAAGATGGTGTGTCTTTATCTCTAATAGAATAAGCATCAAATGCAGTCACATATTGATCTAAGTCTTCTCTAACTTTTACTCTACGAAATATATTTTTTACCAAACGATAGCGATATGCTTCATCATCTCTGATGCCTTCACCAACAAATACATTTGGAAAGTAAGAAAAATAAGCTGCCATTAGTAACCTGCCTCTACGTCTGCTTGACTTAGTAGTTTTGTCTCTGTGAAAGACATATCAATCTGAATCGCGGGAACAGAAAGTGTAGTTCCATCCTTAAGATCTTTGAAAGAACTGTACTGACCATCAGGTGTGTAGTTTACTGCCATGCTTGTACACACTGAGTCCTCTATTCTAAAATGTAACTCAGGATGTTGACTTTCTACAGTTCCTGCGTTGGGATCCATTCTAATAAACTTTATTCTATATTTATCTGGCACTTCAAAATATCTACCACTCGTTAATGCATCTATACCATTCAATGAATCTAGTGCTTCTAGTCCCTCCAACCTCTGTTTATCTTCTGTATCCAAATTTTTATCTTGCAGTGCACTAATATCAGATTTTAAATCAAACATATTTGCACTACCTCCTGCAACTTTAGGGTGAGCTCCAGTTTTAAGATATCTTGCTATTTGGAATATTTCATTTGCCTCTTTCTTTGAACGAGCAAACATCTTAAACGAGAAACTATGAGTTCTAAACGACATTGAGTTGAAGATTTGCTCTGAGAAAGGGTTGAATACTCTACCTTGTGATAGTCCCATCAACTGATTAGCATTAGGACCTCCACCTACACCTGTCATTTTGTTTGCTGCACCTGCAACATTCGCTATTATATTTGCAGTTCCCTGAGGTAGTCCTGCCTGTGCACCTTTTTGTATTGCATCTGCTACTTTTTCAAAGTTCAAACCACCAGTGGATCCTGATCCTACTAATCCTGCTGCCATCACACCACCAATACCCAGATCAACTTTACTATATGACGCTTGATATGCAGTTTGTACTGCTTTTGGCATTGCGATATATACTCTACTCTTATTCAACTCTCTCTTCACTGTGCTACTAGGTACATTCAATCCTGCATAACCAGTATCTTTATCATCATACTTGATTCTAAATCTATGCAGCATGACATAATCCACTGCCTCAGTAGGAAACTGTTCGTCTTTTCCTATGTCAGGTGATGGCGGTCTTAATGGATATTTAAAAACTGTCACTACTTTACCTAAATACTATGTGATTCTATATTATATTTATGAGGTATCAAGGAAAATATCGAGTTACCTACCCCCAAAAGTACAAGGGTGACCCTTCTAATATTATTTATAGGTCATCTTGGGAATATAAGTTTATGAAATGGTGTGACATCACATCATCTGTAGAGGAATGGGGTAGCGAAGAGATAATCATACCGTATATCTCACCTGTTGATGGCAAACGTCACAGATACTTTCCAGATTTTTATGTAAAAATCCAAAACAGGAAGTATTTGGTTGAAGTTAAACCATATCGACAGACCCTTGAACCTAAGACACAAAAAAGAAACACAAAGAGATATATAAATGAGGTTGTTACATATCATGTCAATAAAGCAAAGTGGAAAGCAGCAACTGAGTTTTGTAAAGATCACTCTTGGGAGTTTATGTTAATCACTGAAAAGGAACTTAAAGTTTAATGGCAATCCCTAATAAACAAAGTGCTAGAAAAGTCGCTCCTATGCATGGAGTGGACGGATTTCTTAGTTCTATGCTTAAGAACAAGAAGAATGCACCCGCTACGATTAATAAATGGTCAGTTAGTTTTGCATCTCCACAAATACTACAACCTCGTGGTGTAGGAGGAGACAGCACCAGTGATAAACTTGTATTAGAAAAGGGTGATCCAGCTAGACTGCTTGATTACTATGCACAATCAGTTGGTCTACCTAGCAGACAAATCACTGCTGCACAGTTTCAACCCCCAGGTGCATCTGTAAGATATGCGACCAATCAATCATTCAGTGAGATGAGTATTGAGTTTATAATGCCAAGATCTCAATACACAAGAAGTATATTTGAAACATGGGTTAATAGAATATCAAGAGACTCGAATCAGTATGTTGATTTTTACGAACGCTACTGTTCACCTAGAGTGAGAGTATATAAATGGGAAACAACAGCATCAAATGTTAATGTATTTGATACACAGTTTAGAACTGATAGTTTGGGAGAGATCACTGCATGTTGGGAGATGCAAAACGTATATCCTTACAACATAGGAACTATTCAGTTAAACAATGAACAGAATGCTTTGATGACATTATCAGTATCATTTTACTACGAAAGATATAGATTCTTTACCAAAGATGAGTTCTCTGACTTTGGTAAACTATATCCTATGACTATACCTGCAGGACAAGGATTAGGATCTCTATCAGATGAAGAGAGAGCACAAATCGTTGAGTCAAGCACTCAATCTGGTGTTAACACTACAACTGAGACTAGTCAACCGTAACCTGACTAAATACAATATGACGTGAAATAATTTATGGCATTACCTAAGTTAAATGTACCTAAGTACAAATTGAAACTACCTTCAGACGGTAGAACAGTGAACTTCAGACCATTCCTTGTAAAAGAAGAGAAGTTACTATTGCTTGCGACTGAGACTGGACAACAGTCAGATATTATTGAAGCAATCAAAAACATCATCATATCCTGTACAGATTTGACAACTGTAGAGGGGTTGGCAACCTTCGATATCGAATATCTTTTCCTTAATATTAGATGTAAATCTGTAGGAGAGATGGTAGATGTTGTTGTAACATGCCCAGATGATAATGTATCAACTGTGAATGTATCCATTCCATTGGATCAAATCAAAGTCAAGAAGACTAGAGGACATAAGGCAGAACTAAAACTATCTGACGAATGCTCAATAACAATGGGTTATCCTAGTCTTGACATGTTTGTTGCTTCAAACTTCACTGGTGAAGAAGATCAAGCAGTTGATGAAATATTTAAGATGGCAGCATCTTGTATAAAAACTATTCAAGATCCTAACCAAGTGTATGAATGTGCAGACGTTCCTCCAGATGAGATCCAAGAGTTCTTTGACAACATGAACAGTGCACAGTTTGCTATGGTACAGAAGTTTTTTGATACCATGCCTAAGTTGACACATACTATTAAGGTAACTAATCCTAACACCAATGTAGAAAGTGATGTAGTATTAGAAGGGTTAGCGTCTTTTTTCGCCTAGCTCTACTGCACACTAGTCTTCAGTCTTATTATGAAGGGAACTTTGCATTGATGCACCACCACAAGTGGAACATCGAACACATAGATAATCTTATGCCATGGGAAAAGGAGATCTATGTTGACATGTTAATCTCGTTCCTAAAAGAAGAAGAAAAACGCATGAAGGAGCAGAACAAATAGTGGCAAAACTGGTGCCCTACAAAACAGTAAAATCTAAGTCATCCAAATCTATAAAGGGTGCCTTAAAAGTTGCTGTTGGCAAAAACTTGATTGCTGCAAATCAACTTGGTTCTTCTCTTAACAGTGTTGGTTCTATTACGAATGATCTGGTTAAGATATCAGAAGCGTTTAGAAAGACTAGGGTCAAAGAAGAAAAAGATGAACGTAGACAAAAAAGATTAGAAAAGGATCA